AACACCGGCATTCGTTAATCCGGATCCATCTCCGACAAATGCTGTTGCTGTTACTGTACCTGTAGATGGATTAAATTGCAACGATGAACTGACGTTCGCTGACGTCATCGTACCAGAGCTAATACCGGTAAACGGGATGTTGAGGTCTCTGTTAGCACCACCATCAGTATTGACAGTTGAACCAGCATTGGTAAGATTAGATCCATCACCGAAGAAGAAAGAAGCGGTTACGTTACCAGTTACATTGAGATCTGCTACACTCAATGTACTTTCGTAGTACTGAACACCTGATGCAATACCGAATACAATCCATGTTGATCCGTTATACTGCATGTAGAAGTTAGAGCCACTGACATCAGCAACCAAGTCTTCTGTCAATCCTTCAATTGTACTACCATTTCGATTAATAGTCAAGTTGTTGACGTTAAACGAACCTTCCTGGTCAATAACCTCAATAATATCGTCAGTAGCTGGACTAGCGGGAAGTGTTAATTGTCCATGAACCACTTGATGTATCAGCGGCTACACGATCACCTGCTTCTGCTGTGTAGTTAGAGCTTTGGAATGTAAATACACCGAGACCACCGCCTCCAATCGTACCCCATCCTTCTGCACCATACCCTTCAAATGTATCTGACTCACTATTATATCTGAATCCACCAAGGACATCTTCTAATCTTTGAGCTGTGTTACCTACCGGTACAGTAATCTGTCCTGTACCCAATAACTTAAGATACCCTGTTACATCTGTGTTGGCACCAGAGAATACTGCATTGGCAGTTGAAGTGAATGTAGTTCCGTTGGCTGTTACATTGCTATTAACTATAACTGAATCGCTATAGGTCTGTGTACCAGAAAACGTGTTGTTGCCGGAAAGAGAACCTGCATCAGAAAGAATCTGATTCGTTCTCAATCTCCAGACATTAAACGTATCTGACAGTTCAACAAAGAATAAGTTCTTGTAGTTGAGACATTTGTTGCTTCAAGGTATTTATATCCTCTCTCACTTCTGTTTGAAAAGATGCCAATTCATTTATTCGTTGTCTTTGATTTTTGTGATTAACATACTGAGCATATTTTTCGCGGTCTGTATTAAGGACTGCCTTACTAGACGCGTCCCTATACAGATTATCATGCTCTTTTACTTTTTGATACTCTATCATGCAAATGCAATCGCTCTTATATTTCTTAGTGTAGGTGCAGAAGCTGTAGATGTGGATAACAATACAACTTTAATCACAAACTGATCAAACGAGTTAAACAATGCACCATCCTGTGTATATGTAATCCCTTCAGCTCGATATTCATACTCTGTAAACTCATCAAGTTCTTCATTTCTATCAATATCAGTTTGAACACGTGTTAACTGTACATAAGGCCTTTCGTTAAATGGCGTATCGTCATTTTCATTCTTGACCTTGTAGTATACTTGGACAGTTGAACCAGCTGGCATATTTTGATCTACAAAAACTTTAAGTGCTGTTGCATCGAAGCCTTCAGCTAGATTTACCTTTCTTGTAATATATCTAGCAATAGCACCGCCACCAGAAGCTGCAGTTTCAGGATTTGAAACAATGTCTGCAGGAGCATTAATTCTATTCTTAATTAATGTAGCCGCCACCGCACTCTTGTCAAAGTATGGCGATATGTCTTTGTTTGTAGTTCTCATACTTACTTGGAGTCTGAGATCACTGTCAGCTGTTAGTTCCTGAGGAAGATCAAAGAAAATATCTTCATTAGGTTGAATATCAACAAATGAGCTTACTACTCCACCTTCAGGTTTAGTTGATATCTTATATGTTACATCAAACATATTATCACGAGAAAACTCTGGAATAGTAATATGAGCTATATCAAATTTACCAACAGTGTTTGAAGATGCATTGTATTCTACTCTAGCTACATTGTTAGCAGCTAGAGTAGTAGTATACACTTGATCAGTAGCAAACAATGCTTTTCTCAATACAAAACATAAATCTTCATTCTGAGAAGGAGTCCATGTTCTAGCATTCTGTGACTTAAATAAAGAGCCAAGCGTTGGTTGTTCTGTAATGAATTCTGTTGAACCCAATCTCTGCTCACCAATTACACTTCTGTATACAGAATACTCAAAACTGTCAGTCAGTACAACTATTGAGTACTCACCTGGTAACAAATGGATTGCATTATCAAATGTAAATCTTGTTGGAGTAAGATTGCCTTCTGTATTCACAGATACTTCACTTGGATTCTTACTTACACTGGATTGCGGTATAGCGTAAGTAGAACTTGGAAATCCGTTTTCTGTAGGTCTTAGCTCAATCCTTACTGGTAGATTTTCATCTTTTGTTGCAAAGAACAGATCAACCGAAGTTACAAATATTCCTTTTGGATAGAATGACTCATCGATAAAGAATGTCTGAGCAAGTGGATCTTTACCACCCAACTCTCTACATTCTTCTGGTCTATTTTCTCCATTTTCCTTTGCAGCTCTCTCCATTATATCTCGGGTTTCACCAAGAGCTTGAGTTCTAGCCTCAGCTTCAGATAAACCAGCTGCTTCTAATTTATCAAATCTATCTTTAATATCCTTAGCCCAATACTCAAAACCGCCCTGATCAGGTTTTCTTCCCAATTCGGTTACGTAAAAGGCGGAGACAATAGCTGAAATTCCATTTTCAGAGGCCGGGTGTGTAGATTCATCATACCCAATATTATCAAGAGCCTCATTAAAAGTAGCATCAGAATCTATAAAGTATTCAGTGCTATCTCTTGGAGGGAGTGAACCTATTATCTCCCCAGTGCCTCCATTAACTATTACAGATCCAACAATCTTTTTAGTATCTTCAACTACATCATCCGTTCCATCCGTTCCTCCAGTCACCGTAACAGGATCAGGATTAACAGGAGGGGGTGTAGAGATTCTAGTTCTTGTTGTTTTGCTATCACTGACTGTATCTGTAACTAAACTGTATTCTTTGGTCATTACTTGAGTAGTTTGAGTAGTGACCTTTCTTCCTGTTGCAGTATAATCCGCTCGTGCATACGTAGTAGCTTTGAGCGTATTCATATAGTTGTCAGTAAATAATACAGGAACAGTTCCTACAGGGATGTTAATTCCATTGACATTACCGGTATCAGTAAAGGCAGTATTTGCTCTTCTTGTGATCTTACTGTCGTTAGGTACAAAGAAAAATCCTGTTGCACTTCCATTGTCGTCAGTTAAAATTTCCTGTTCTTCGTTAGAAAGATATCTTACATCTTCTACAGTGTTGGCTGACACGGTACTTGGTGCAGCATACTGCATGATATTGGTACCATTCATAAACACATATATTCTTGTGTTTGGTCTCATACCAGTTAATTCAAAGTTAACTTTTCTAGACCTCATGAAGTAATAGAATACGTTACTGATTTCTCTCTTAGTCTCTGAAACCAATACTTCATCGACTTCTACTGATTTAACAGTACCAGTACGTTTCTTGGTTCTTATTTTAAACCCACCAGACGTTCTTCTACTGGTAGTACGCCAACTTCCCCATTCAGTTCCAGCTTGACTTTGAAGATTTCTTAAATGATCTAGATCACCTTCATCATTTACTACTATTACTGGGGCTGTGTCAAAATCAACCCACACGTCTGTATCTGGATCAAGTTTTGCAGTTCCAACAAACGTAGTAATCTGGAACGGATTAACGTTAATAGTACTTGATGCAGTATTTTGTGTTAAGTATGGAGTTTGATTATAAGGTACTGTTACATAATCACCGACATTTGTAGTTGTACCGCTACTAATAACCAATGGAACAGAATCTCCATCGAATGGAGGGTGTAAGATACCTGCTGTTCTATCAATTGCTACATTGTAGTCAGGATTAAATACATCCCCGATACTGTGACCTCTAAACGAATCTACTAAGAATCCGTTTTTGAACAATACATCACCATTCTCATCAATAAACGTTTTATTGTTGATCTGGTTTTCTAATGCATTCAAAGAAGTTATAGTTTCAATCTTTTCAACTCTACGATCGATATCGCCGATATCTTTCATAGTGTATCTTGCATTGTTATTAATTTTCACCTGCATGTCTTGTTCGTCATACGTATAGGGATTTAACCTAAACGTTGCAAGTGTTATTTGAGCTGGATCGTCTGCAGGTTCAGGAGGATTCTTTAATCGACTCTCTCCATTTTTGATTTCAAATCGACCTTCTTGATCGACTAATAATTTGCTTACCCTCTTCAAGTAGTATTCGTAGTCCATTTCGACTTCAAAAGTTTGAGAGTCTACAATTTGGTGATCTTCAAACGACTTATTCAAAGACACATAGTTATTAGAGGAAGTATTAGCAGATCTTATTGGTCTAAAGTCAATAACATCTCTTAGTTCAACTATCTCACCTTTCTGATCGGTGTAGGTAGGAATATTTTGATAATTAGGATAACTATCAGCTACGAAGAAACCCTTACCACCTGAAGATGAGAATCTATCAAAGTCGACCAAAATTTTACCAGCAGTGTTAGCCTGACCAGTCTTTAATTGAATAGTCGCATGATCGTAGAAGTTGTCTCTTTGACCACTATCAAAGTTAAAGTTACTAGTAACTACAGTGCTGTTAACATTTACAGTATTTGAGTTCCCTTCATAGATAGCATTAATCTTGAATACATCTGAAAAACCTAACGAGTACTTTGTACCTGCAATAATAGGATCAAACGTTTTAGTTTCGTTGTTAGCAAATGTCTTTACTCTTCTGCTATCTCCTGTGACATCAATTGCTGCAATAATATCGCAAGTACCGTTAAATCCACCTTCATCAAGATCAATTACTGCTGAAGCAGGAGATCCTGGCGTTGGTGTTGGTGTTGATACACTTCTAGAACCAGCAGTAAGATCAACATTATCACCATTGACAAGTGAACCAGTACCACCAGATTTTACTACTACAAAGTAATTCTCATTAGCAAGAGAACCCGCACCTGATGAGAATCTTTCTGTACCACCCAATGTTTGAATGGTCGCCACGCCACTTGTAAACGTTACTGTTGCAAACTTACGCTTGAACTTGTAATCTACATTTGTGACATTAGTAACATTCTTATTAGGAAGTGGGAATATTGCTCTATGAAAATCTTTTTCATTAAGTTTAGTAGAACTAAATGTTAACGAAGCATTAGTATTAGATAACAGAGCATTTTGACTTACAGTGATTGTATCAAATGTAATATCTGTAACTGTAGTTCTTTCTGGGAAATGAGTAGCATTTTCTAATAGCTGTCCCTTAGAAACACCAGACGCATTGTTTAATAGTATAGTATTAGCACCGGCCGTAGTTGAACCAAACTTAGAAATCTCAGTTCTACCAGTACTATGGATCAATGCACTGGCTGTTATATTGGTAGCGTTAGTTGTTACTATCGATTTAGTTGTATCAAATGTTAGTTCGGGGCTAGTATTTTTAATGTCGTATAAGAATATTTTGTATACTCTACCGTCATCTGAACCAGAAAAATATTCAATATTTTTAATATATGCTTCACCAATCTTATCACCAGGTGTAGGTGTAGTGTTTGCGTGAAGATCTACTTTGTCTCCAATATCAAACAATCCGGTACTAATTGTGTTTGCAAACACATAGTTACCATACAGAGCAGTCATATTTTGTTCTGTAACTGCTTCTGTATCTCTTGCTTTAAGAAGCGGTAAATTAGCAGTAAACAATGTTTGTACAGGATAACCCTTTACGTATGCCTTACCAGGTGTTACCTCAGTAGTTAAAACACTACTATTAGTACCTGTATTAGCTACGTTAATGTTCATCCCACTGACAATGTAATGACCACTTTCATCAAATGTTCTTTCAGCTAGGACGTCATTTAGCACATTGTAGTTTGGTGCAGGTGTCTTTCTTACCAGTTTGTTACCATCGACTCTAGCTACTTCAAAATAATTAGCGGTCGATAGAGTTGGAGCAGAAATATCATCAATATCCTTTGCAACAAGGTCTAATGAGATCTTGAATCTATCAGCACCTGGTGCAGTAAAATTGTATGAACCGCTCGCTGGATCAAGCAACGTAGAATCGTCAGAAGAACTGATCAATTCTTCTACAACATTGTAACCTATACTCTTCTTTTCATTCGGAGATATTGAAACTGATACAGATTGCTTAGGTGCCTTTACAAAGAATCCCTTCGTAAAATAAATTGACTCATCTACATGGTACAACACACCATTTGCTACTGCTGTTGGACCGGTAATAAGCTTAGCAGCACCTGTATTAGCGCCAGCGAATAGTCCTCCAGTTAATGAGTTGTTTGCACTAAAATCAAACACCTCACCTGGGAAAGGCAAACTTTCTGCATTTACGGTACTGGTGGTATTTGCTACTCGAATAGATTGTAAATGAAGGAAATCATTTTCTCCACCAGTAGCTGGTATTGCTTTCTTTACATAAAATAATTTTTGTGATCGTCTGCCACGTGCATACTTACCTTCAAAATCGGAAGTAGTAATTGTGGTTCCACCATAAGTCGACTCGAGTCTTACTACGATTGAGGAATCAATGAATTGGCTTCCACCAGAAACTTCTGACCCTTCTTTAAATGTATGATAACCAAACCTACTAATCTGATCTTGAAGTATTGATTGTGATTGTGTAAGCTCTCTAGCTTGGACTGCAAAGCTAGGCTTAAAAATCTTATCACGATCAAAATCATCATAGTATGGTTCTACATTAAAATTTGTACTTAAAGAAGAATTAGCAGTGGCCATTTTTTACCTTAATAACGAACAACAAGTTTGATATCTTCAATCTGATCTTCTGATCTACTTACGACACCTCTATACTCATTATATATTACATCTCCAGAGAAAGGTTTTAGATCTCCAGTTGTTACTGAAGTTACTGTACCACTAACACTCGTTGTGTTACCTGTAACAGTTTCTGTTGTAAAAGTACCATCTACATTGATTACTCTCAACACGCCTTCAGTTCCGGATACATTGGTATTTGAGAAACTTACAACCCTTCCGACAGCGCTTGAGGACCCGCCATCTACTAGTTCGTCTGATTGGAAGTCACCGGATACACCGGTCATTGTTAATCTTGTTGTAAGATCGTAAGATGAATTATTGGCCGCTACCAACGATTTTGTAAGAGGATCTTTTAATAAACCAATGACACGGAAATCGTTAGTAATTGGGAAAGTGTTAGACTCACTTCCTGTAAGTCTGGTGTTCATAATTACATTAAATCCACCAAGTTCTCCTACTGGATCTGAACCATGACCACCTGGAGGTGATAATACTGCTACAGCTGTAGCTCCTGTTCCTGAACCACCTTGACCGTCTGTAAACGATACAGTTGCCTTACTGTAATCAGATCCAGTATTGACCATTGTAACCTTTACTATTTCTCCACTTACAGTGTTTGCATAAGCAGTAGCACCAGATCCATCACCTGTAACAGTTACATCTGGACCAATAGAAAAAGTAGAAGAAGAGTTGGGAGTAATACTAAATCCGGGATTTACAGTAACAGTTTTCGTTGTACCGTTATAATCCGAAATTGTTCTAACCTGACCAGAACCTAGACCTGATGAAATAAACAATGCTGCATCGGTATAGAAGTCATCAACACCTGATGCACCTGCATCTAGAACTTGAATAGTTGAAGAAGTAACAGATGCAAAAGTGTTAGCACGTCCAACAAAACCAGACCCATTTGCTGTGACTCTAATAATGTCAATAGAGCCATTAGACGCTGCTTGTTGTACATCCCATTGAGCGGTACCATCATCTGATGTGAGAGTTTCAACTGGAATGTAAGAAGTAGTTACAAACTTTAACACATCACCTGAAGAAACATTGTACATAAACTTCCAAATATAACCATCTGAAGTTGTAATTTGTGATGTACTAGTTCCAGTTGGCTTTACTGTTGAAGCTGCTCCGTAGTTGTTAAACAAACATTTATATACATTATAGTCTTCTGTAATAACAAAAAACTGATTATCATATAATGTAGTATCTTTATCATCATATGCAGTATACACCGTTCCTGAAGTCCAATCATAACGATCTGTTGCAAAAGATACGTCAGATGTAGATATTCGCTTGGCAGCAATCATATCTCTCCAAGGCTGATACCTGGTTTCAAAGACACTGTCAGTTGGCGTGGGAGTAGTGTCGCCATTTGGCCACTCATTTACTCTTGCAATAAAAAGATAGATGATAGAAGAAGCTGCTTCATTAAATGCTTCTTTAAACTGTTCAGCATTGTGAATTCTAAATCTTTTGGTAACTATGCCAGGCATCAAAATTCTCCGGGATGTTTATATTTTATTTATGCTGATTCAACAGCGGGTATTCCAAATTTGTTTGGTAGTACAACACTGTCGTTAAACGTTGAAGTACTAAACGTTGTTATAGTAGCTGTCGAGAATATACCAATCTCTGTATTAGCTAATGTACTTGTAGCACCAGTTGGTACATTTACATCTAACACTACAAATTGTAAAAGTGATACAACATTGGATTCAGGAGTAGCACTTATTTGAACAAGTTGTGGTTCAATAATAACATC